GCCAAGCTCTGGCGTGTGGTCGTCAACGACGGCTGTGCGCTGTCCACGGTGTAGTAATGAGCAATCTGTTTGAGCAGGGCGCCGCGTGGCTGGCGGACCAACTCAAGACTCACGGGTCTACGGCGGTCGTGTACCAACGCGGCGCCCTGCAAGCCTCCGTCCAGGCCACGATCGGCAAGACGGAGTTCGAGATCGACGACGGGTCGGGAGTCATCCAGCGGTTCGAGTCGCGGGACTACCTGATCCAGACGGCCGACCTGGTGCTCGGCGGTGCCCAGACGTTGCCCGTGGCGGGCGACCGCATTTTGGAGACGGTGGGCGACCAGGTGCTTGTGTACGAGGTACTGGCTCCGGGCAACGAGCCGCACTTCCGCTTCTCCGATCCGTTCCGCAAGTTGCTGAGGGTGCACTCGAAACATGTGGGTACCGAAAACGCTTAGCTGCTGGCTGCTGCTCATCGCGTCCAGCGTCGTTCAGGCCCAAGTGGCTCCCAAGGCCGTGATCACCGGGCCGAAGGACGCACGCTGCGGATCGCTGGTGGTCCTGGACGCGACCGAGTCGACGGGCAGTGGCCGCCTGTGGATGTTGGCCGTGAGCCCCGAGGAGACCTCGTTTCTGCCGGTCGAATCGGGACTCAAGTGCATCTTTGCCAGTCCGGTGGCTGGAGCGTATCGGTTCGTGCTCATCGTGGCCGGGACCAACTCGAACGGCGGTCCCGCTGTGGACATGGCGACGCACACCGTGGTGCTCCGCTCGCCGGACGGTCCGCCAGTCCCGCCGCCGCCCCCAACGACGAACCCTTACCCGGCCCCCAGCGCGGAGACCCGCGAGACGCTGGGGGCCGTGCTGGCGGTGGAGTTGAACCGGTCCGATGCGACGAACCTGGCCAGTCTGTACGACCAGGCGAGGCGGCTGGTGGAGAGCGCAGCGGCAGCGCGGGCCGCGGGGACGACGCCGGAGATCGGCACGACGAGCGAACTACGGGCCTGGCTCGTGGAACACGGTCGGGAGCTTGGCTTGGCCGGCAAGTACGACGGCCTGGCGGACGCCGTTGACGCCTACCTGGCGACACAGCTGGGCACGCGGCTCCGCGAGGTGCAGGCGGCCGACGCGACGGCATTGGGCGGTTTGGCCTGGGCCATTTGGGAGAACGGACGATGACGCGAGTTCCACAGTTCTACGACTGGCCCCTGGATCCTGCCGAGATCCCGACCCCGGCCGAGCTGGAGAAAGTTTACAGCGACGGTTTTCCGGGCTGCCAACTGTCGGCCTGGTCGCAGGAGTCGCTGTTTGAAGACGGAATTCTGCAGACGTTCGCGCAGGCGTGCCCGCACTTGGCCGGGCTGCACAAGCGGAGCGATCGGCAGGTGGTGCCGCTCTTCTTAGCCCGTGAGCAATGCGATCCTGGAGCCTTTGGGCAGGAAGCCCAAACGACCGGGGATTGCGTGTCCCACGGAAGCCGCAACGCCCGGGATACGACCCGCTGCGTGGAGATCGTGATCAAGGGCGAAGCGGAAATCTACCACAAGCGTGGCGCGACGGAGCCGACCTACGGCTATCGGGGCCACGGAGGGCAAGGGATGGACCCCGCCCGCGCCACGCGTTTTGAGACGGAGTTCGGCTTCCTGTTCCGCCAGGCGTATCCGGAGGTGGGTCTCGACCTGAGCGTCTACAACTCGCGGATCGGCTCGGCCTGGGGACGCGGCGGGCCGCCGGAAAAGGTCCGCCAGAAGTGCCAGGAGCATCGGGTGGGCAAGTGGATCGCTCCGGAGACGGGCGACGAGGCGCTGGACCTGCTGGCGGCGGGCTACGCCTGCCACAGCGGGCAGAACGTCGGCTTCTCCAGCACGCCGAACGGTTCGGGCGTTCACCCGGTGCGCGGCCGCTGGGCACATGACATGGCCACCGTGGGCTACGACACCAGCCGCGAGGCCTGGTCCGTGGACGTGGTTTTCGTCCAGAACTCCTGGGGTGATTTCAATACGCAGCCGGTCAACTGGCCGGACAAGTGGCCGAAGATGCCCGGCCTGATCACGGTTCGGTTGGAGGATTGGGTCAATCGGATAGTGGAAGCCGGGAGCATGTTTTTCTACGCCGACGTCGTTGGCGTACCTGCCAAAGAGCTGCCTGATTGGGGCTCGCACACTTACCTGTGAGGAGATTTGCGATGGGGTTGATTCGAGATTTGCGGAAGGCCAGGTCGGAAGCGACGGCGGCGGTGAAGGCGTGGAAGGTTGGCAATCCACGGCGGGACGGCGAGAGGCTTGCCGAGTATCGGCGCCGGTGTCGGAATGCGATGGAGGGGCACTTCAGCGAGAAGTACGGCAGCACGGACTGGTCGGATTGGCTGAAGGTCATCTTGGAAGTCCTGAAGATGATCATCCCGCTGTTGATCGTCTGCCTGTTGTTCGCCTTGATGCTGGCCCTGCCGACGACCAGCCAGGCGGCGGACCTGCAGTGGTCCACGCTGGCCGACGCGGCGGTCGTCGCCCCCGCTGTGGCGACGCAATGTGCGACCGTTCAGTGTGCCGTACCGCAATACGCCGCGGTTGTGCCCGCGGCCGACGCTGGCCTGGTCCGCGGTCAGCCGATCCGAAACGTGGGACGGGTGGTAATCGCTGCCAAGCCCGTGCGTCGGCTCGGGGCGGCGATTGTCAGAACGCAGCCGCTGCGGAGAACGGTACGTGCGGTGGCGGCGGTCCGTCCGATCCGGCGTGTGGGTAAAGCCGTCGGTGTCTTGGTTCGGGCTCGGCCGCTGGCCCGGCTCGTGAGTTGCCGGCGGTGAGCATTTTGGTCTGGCGGTCGGTCTGGTCTTTCGGGGACGCGCGTAGAAGGTAGGCACCATGCCCGTGGATGGTTTCAGCGATTGGCTGGCTTTCATCTCGAACTTCGGGATCGGTGGAGTGCTGGTGTGGTACTTGTACTACACCACCAGCGTGCTTGCGCCCCGGACGCACGATGCTCATCAGGCTGCGATCCGCGAGATCGTAGCCGAATTCCGCTCGGACCTGAAGGAAGAGCGGACCCTGAGAATGAAGATGCATGACGACCTGATGGAGATGCATCAGGATCTGCGGGCGCTGCTGGCGAGACTCGGTGCGCGTCCGTGTTTGCTGGACGAGCAAAACCAATAGTAGTCATCCGGATTCTTGATGGGGAGGTGTTTCATGAGCATTGCGACTTTAGAGAAAACGATTCTTGCAGAGGCCAAGGCGCGTTTCCAAAACCGGAAGCTGCGGATAGAGGATCTGATGGAGTGGTCAACGGCAGAGATCGAGCCGCAGGAGGGTGAGGTCGTGGCATTCCTGAGCGGGATGGGCGTGTGGGTGGCAATCCGCGCAGAGTTGGACCGTTCCGTGTCGGTTCCAGGGTAACGACGGAGTGATGCCATGCGCGGTTTCGGAATCCACCCCCGGTGTCAGGACGGCGACGAGCTGCGGTTCGCCGTCACGATGCCGAACGGGCTCTGCCTGCCGTTGCGGTTGCTGACGCAACAAGAGGCCGAGACGCTGGCCCGCACGTTAAACGAGTACTTGGACGAGGACGAGAAAGACTGACCCATGCCGCAGGCGGACATCCTACAACTGGCCGACGCCCTTGTGGCGGACCTGAACGCGCACAGCTTCAGCCAAACGTTCGTCGCCGTGCGGGGCTACCTGCCGACCTTCGAGTTGCCAGACATGAACTTGCTGCGGGTCACCGTCGTGGCGAGCAAGGACGATGGCAAGCTGGACACCCGGAATGCGTCGGCGCACGAGTTCGCCATCGACATCGGCGTCCAGAAGAAGCCGTCCACGATCGAGAACACCGACCTTGATCCGCTGATGCACCTGGTCCAGGAGATCGCGGACTACTTCCTGTTCGGCAAACGGCCGGGCGGGGCCACGCTGGTCAATCCGCAGGTACGGATTCTGTACCTGCAGGACCACCTGCACAAGTTTCATCAGTTCACTGCGGTCGTAACGCTCACGTTCAAGGGCTGGAGACAGGCCGCGTAAGCCAGAAGGAGTAAGACGCCATGACTCTCGTAGAAGCTCCCGTCGTGGGCAAAGACTGCAAGCTGTACTACAACAGCGGCACCCATGCCACGCCGACGTGGAACGAAATCACCAAGGCCATCAATGTCTCGGCCAACCTGGGCAAGGGCGAGGCCGACGTGTCCTCTCGTGAGACCAGTTGGAAGCTGTCCAAAGGTGCCCTCAAGGAACTGGAAATCAGCTTCACGTATCGCCACAAGGCAGGCACCGATACGGTGTTTGACGTGTTGCTGGCAGCCTACTTGGCCGACACGGCGATCGAGTTCGCGGTGATGGACGCTGCGATCACCGAAGCCGGTGCCCAGGGACCGCGCGCCTTCTGCGAAATCTTCTCGATGAACGAGACGCAGGAGCTGGAGAACGCGGTCGAGTACGAGTTCACGCTGAAGCCGACTTATGCGGCTGAGTCTGGCGAAATGGTGGAGCCCGATTGGTACGAAGTGGCCGGCGCCAGTTCGTCCAGCAGCGCGTGAGGTGACCTATGACGATCGACGACAGACAGCGATTGGACGCCCTGATCCAAGGGGCGTTCGCCGCTAACGAGCGTGGCAACGTGGCGATCAAGGTGTCGGACCTGCGGTGGCTGACGTGCCAGGTTGACAACCTCGCATGGGAGTTGCAGGCGGCACAACAGAAGCTGCAGTTAGCGGTGCAGCCTGTCGCCCCGCCGGCCGCGGTGATGGTCACCCCGCCGGCCGCTGAAACCGTTGTGGAACCGTTCGAGGCCGACGAGGCTGATGATTTCGAGGATCTGGAATGAGCGAAGGCAAGAGCAATCCTGCGGCGTGGATCGACTCGCTTGGTCGGGTGTGGTCCACGGCCATCAGTTTGAACACGATCAAGCGGGTCCGGGAGTTGGTCAACGTCAACCTGCTGGAGGTCTTCGACGGCCAGCTTTTAAATCGGCTCTCGGGCGATCCCGAATTGCTCGTCAACACCCTCTACGCCGTGTGCAAGCCGCAGGCGGATGAGCGGGGTATGTCGGATGAGGCGTTCGGGGAACTACTGGTGGGCGACGCAATCGAGGAAGCGACGACGGCCCTGGTGCAGGGGCTCATCAGTTTTTTCCCGAAGGACCGCCGCGAAGTCCTGCGTCGGATCTGGACCAAGACGGGCAAGCTGACGGCGGAATCAATGGCCCTGATAACGGCCAAGCTGGACTCGGCGAACATCGACGAGACGATCAAGGCGATGCTGGCCAGGGCGAGCGAGGAGATCGACCGCGAGCTGCTGAGCTTTCGCAACGCATCTGGGAACTGGCGGGCATCGTCGGAGTAGATCCAGGCCCCCTGACGCTGCGGGAGCTGGTCTGGATGTACACGGGCCGGAGGCGAGAGCAGTGGATGCACACGGCTCACAGCATGGCCCTGCTGGCGAATTGCAACCGCGATGCCAAGCGGATGCGGCGGCCGTTCGACGTGGCCGACTTCCTGCCTGCCGATCTGAAGGTCACCGTGCGCCGATCGTCCGGCATGAGGTTGACGACGAGCAACCTAAGACTGTTGCGGCCGGCATGGGAAAAGATGGCGAAGAACATGAGGCATTGAGCGATGGCGGCACAGTTTCAAATGACCATGCGGATGACGCATCTCTTCCTGGACCGGCAGGAAGTCGCCAAGGCCATCGACAAGGCTAATCTGCGGGCCATGTCGAAAGCTGGTGCGTTCATCCGCCGACGCGCCCGGTCCAGCCTGCGACGCCGCAAACGGCCCTCGATGCCTGGCCAACCGCCCAGCGTTCACAGCCGCAGCAGCACGGCCACGCTCAAGAACATCCTGTTCGCATACGACCCTGGCAACCAGACGCTGGTCGTAGGTCCGGTGCGACTGGACCGGAACAGTCCTCTCGGTCCCCAGTTGGGCAGTGCGACCGTGCCGCAGGTCATGGAATTTGGCGACACGCTGAAGATCACCGAAGTCCGGGTCGGCAACCGTTGGCGTTCGGGCGTCCGGCGTGTGCGTCCTGGCCAGCCGCGTCGGGTTCGAGCGGCCAATTACGCGCCGCGCCCCTTCATGGGGCCGGCCTTGGAGCAGGAAGCGGCTGCGGGCACGATTCCCACCGCCTGGTCGGGCAGCGTGAAGGGGTAAAGCATGGCAGGGGGTCGCGAAGTTCGAGCCGGCAAAGCCTACGTCGAGATCGCTCTCCGCGATCGTGTCCAGGCAGGTCTGGCACGCATTGCATCGCGTCTGCGGGGCTTTGCCGCGGGCGTGGGCGCGATCGGACGCCCGCTCGCCGCTTTGGGTGTCGGCCTCGGGGCCCCGCTGGCGTTTGCGACAAAGATCTTCGCCGGCTTCGACGATCAGATTCGTCAAGTGAAAGCCGTTACCGGGGCGACCGACGAGCAGTTTGCTATGCTGCGGGCGACGGCCCAGGAACTGGGACGCACAACCAGTTTCACCTCGGCCCAGGTCGCGTCGCTGATGACGGAACTGGGGCGGGCCGGTTTCTCGCCGGATCAGGTCAACGAAATGACCGGCGCCGTTCTGGACCTGTCGCGGGCAACTAGCACCGACGCCACCCTGGCCTCCGGCATCATGGCGGCAGCGATCCGTCAATTTTCACTGGAGGCGGGCGACGCGGCCCGTGTGGCCGACGCCCTCACGGTAGCGGCGAACAAGAGTTTCAACACGGTTGAGTCGCTGGGCGAGTCGCTCCAGTACGCCGGTCCGGTCGCCAGTGACTTCAATATGTCCATCGAGGATACGCTGGCCCTGCTGGGCACGC